TCTTGGTGTAAAGAAACCAGATGGTGAGATGATGAGACTTAGTAATGGTCCTATTATGTTTAATACAATGCCTCAGTACGATCCTGATAAGCAGGTATCGATGGCAGTCGGTGACGATGGTAATCTATGGGTAAAGAGTAAAGATGGTCAGTGGAAGCGAGTGGTAACTGAGTAATGCAAATATCCACCAAATATGAAATTGGTCATCGCTATTGGGTTCCTCGTTGCATACGCAAATGTCACGAGGAAACTATGGAGTATGATGGTAAATTTTGGGTGCATGAATACTTTACCTATGAAACAGTATCAAAGCAGAAAGAGATAATTGCAATTGATATTACTGTGTCCAAAAATGGTAAAATTGCCATTAAGTATGGCACAGTCAATGTTGGTAAAGAGGCAACATTAAGTCAGTGGTATCCAGAAGATAATATTGAAAATTACACAGAGTTCGAGGCTCTTAAAATTGCACATAAATATGCTATAAACCAAGAGGAATATTACGGCGATCATAATTGGTAAATGTTGGGGGATCGTATAATGGTAGTACATGGGACTTTGACTCCCAGAATCTAGGTTCGAGCCCTAGTCCCCCAGCCAAAAAGGTATATTGTGTATATAATAAATTTACGAGTTACTAAAAAAGGTCGAAGACAATATACTGTTTTATATAACAATATTGTTATTCTTATAACATACCAACTTCATGAAGCTGAAATATACCTTAAGAGTTCTCAATAGTTTTTTTAGCATGCTCTAAATATTTTTTAAGAGAATCCATTGAGTTTTTGCAGGTTTTATTATTTTTGTAAAGTTCTAAAACAGTTTTAGCTACTTCGATATCAGTTAATGTTTCTGCTTTTGGTAGATTTTTATTAAATGGGCAGTTATACATAATAGGATCAGGTAGAATAACTTGTAATTTTGTAGTAACTAAATTAGGTGTTACACCATCATCTGTTGTAGCGCATGCAGTTAAAAGTAACATTGGTATAATTAAAAGCTTTTTCATTATTGGCCATCCGACATTTTTTTGATTGTATTTTTAATAACTGGTGAAGATGGTCTGCTATCTTTCTGCGCTTGCGCTGAGGCTAGATAAGATTGTATATCATTAATGTGTGATTCTAATTCTGTATTTTGAGTATTGAGATCTTGAATAGCAGTTTTCTGATCTTCATTTACTTTTTGCATGTTGTCCATGAATTGTTTTTGTTGATCGAGAACTAATTGAATTTGTTTATTATTAAATTCTAGTTGCGCTTCTTGTTTAATAGTATTAACCCACATATGTACAGCGCTACCGAACATACCTAATATTGCAGCTAAAATAAAACCATATATGGTAAATTTGTTTAAAAAAGATGGCATTCGATCCTCCATTATATCGTCATGCTATTATTTATAGGAAAAGAAAATGAAAGTATATATTGGTCCGCATAAAGCACATTGGTCAACTCGATATTTCGAAGAATGGTATCTTGCAAAGATGCATAATGTCGATTTTGGTTGGAAGGTTGACGAAGAAAATTATACGAAGCTAGATAAAGTTGTTATCTGGTTAATTGATAAATGGCAAGATGTATTAAATTTAACCTTCAACAGATATTTCAACTGGTGTGAACGTAAGATCAAAATTCGTATCGATGGTTATGATATTTGGTCGGCCGATCATACTCTTGCATTAATCATTCATCCTACTCTCGTCAAATTGAAAGAAGCACTTCATGGTGCACCAAATACTGATGATGAAGATGTTCCAGATGAACTAAAGTCAACAGCTGCCTCTTCAAAAGAATTTGAATATGATACTGATGATAATCATTTTAAACGCTGGGAATGGATTCTCGACGAAATGATTTGGGCGTTCGCTCAGCAAATTGATGATGAGGCCGATATGCAATTCCATTCAGGTGAATATGATGTAAAGTGGAAAGAAGTCAAAGATGCAGATGGTAAATTAGTAGGTCATGAAATGGAACGTGGACCAAATGACACCCATGTCTTTGATAAAGAAGGCTACGACAAATGGGAAAAACGTATTGCCAACGGTATGAGATTGTTTGGTAAATACTTTCGTGCTTTATGGGACTAATAATGTACGAAGATAGATATTATCAAATTGTTCCAGAAGATATTATTGAGAAGTCTGCCAGATCAGTTGGGGGCGACAATAATTTTACAAAGCTACTAAGTGCTGCTAAAGCATACAAGGAAGCAGATTTGAATCCCATTTATCTATTAGACCCAGATACAATGGAAGTTATTGTAATTGTAAGAGAAACATTTCAAAAAAAGTTACATTGACCCCTTGCTAATCTAAAAAAGAATACTATATAGTATGTGCATCGCCTAATGGGATGCAGTAAATTAAACTCGCTGAAAAGGAGAAACGATATGAACGATTGGGTATTCAACACGTCTAATTTTGACAAATTTTTCGTTGGTTCTGACAAGATGATTCAAGCTCTTGCAAAAGTCCACGACACCGCCGCTAAGGCAATCCCAGGATATCCCCCATATAATATTGCAAAGGTTGACGACAACAAGTATGTCATTGAAATGGCAGTTGCTGGTTTCGCTAAATCTAATCTTGACATCGAAGTTGCTAATAGCACTTTGGTCGTAAGGGGTAGTCTTGAACCGAATCCACTTGAAGGTGAAGAAACAAATCCGATTTCAGAATACCTCTATAAAGGTATTGCTGATCGTGCTTTCACTCGCCGTTTTACTCTTGCTGATACTGTTGAAGTTAAAAATGCTGAATTGATTAATGGTATGTTAAAGCTTTGGCTTGAGAATATTATCCCAGAAGATAAAAAGCCAAAAAAAGTAGATATCGTTGACACAGCAGAAACAGTAAAGAAGAAATAAAATGACACAATTTAAAAATAGAATACTTGGATGGTGTAAACGCCAATCCAAGATAAAAAATACTGTCCGAGAACTAAATGCTCTTACAGATAGAGATCTTAATGATATTGGAATTTCGCGTTATGATATTCCAAGAGTTGCAAGGGAGAGATTAATATGACCAAATTTCTTTCTAGGATCTTTAAAAATAAGAAAAATTCATCTAAGCAAAGAAGTGCAGAAGAACAATATATTATTTCTAGAAACCCACAGAGTATTTCTCAGGTTGAACAATATGCTAGAGAATTTGAGTTAAAGCAATCGAATAGCCGTACATGGAGTATATTATGATTACTCCTGGATGGCCTGATATTAGGGAGCAGTAACATGTGGCCCTATACAGTTGATGAATTAGTACTCATTAATAATGGTACTGGCAAATAGTAATAAATAGTGGGTTAGCGCCCACTATTTTTACATAAAGGTGATGAAATGATTACTGAAGAAAACTTGATGGATATATTCCAGCATAGAAATAACCATAAACTTGCAATATTTGTTGAACCTGTCAATAAAACAATAGAAGATTATGGTATTAATAACCCTGCTATGTTTATCGCACAAATTGGTGTTGAGTCAGGTGGTTTCAGAGAATTAGAAGAAAATTTAAATTATACCGCATCACAGTTAATGCGTATTTTCCCAAGATATTTTCAAGATAAAGATCCTAATGATTACGCTCATCAACCTGAGAAAATTGCCAATTTGATTTATGCTAATCGTATGGGCAATGGCGATGAAACAAGCGGTGATGGATATCTTTACCGTGGTCGCGGTGCTATTCAAGTTACTGGTAAATATAGTTACGAGAAATTTGCACAGTCAGTTGAAAAAACATTAGAAGAAGTAGTAGAATATACGAAGACAGAAGAAGGCGCGATTATGTCTGCTGGTTGGTTCTGGGATGCAAATCATATTAATACTATTTCAGATGATGTAGAAAAAGTAAGCCGCCGTATTAATGGTGGTGATATTGGTTTAAGTCAACGCATTGCAATGTATGCAAGAGCACAAGAAGTTATTGGAAGCTAAAATGAGATCATTTAGTAAATTTTTCAACGAAACTATTAAGTATGGCTATAAAGATGCACGCCTTACTGAAGAATTAAATGATTATCAAAAGTCAATTGTTGACAGCTGGAACTCTGGCCCTTCAGGAACAATCAGTAGAAAATCTGGAAGAGTATCAGATAATATTTTTCCACCAGATCAACACAGAGTTACAATACCTCTTGAAGCTTCAGGTGAAGCTGTACAACCCCATCCAGATGTTGCTAATCATTTACAATCTAATGGTTACAAAATCAAAGATTATACTGCAGGATTAGCGGAAGATCCAAACTATCCTAAACGCTCCTTAAGAATAGGTTCTTTGTTGCAAAAAACAGGAGCAACGCCTGACGTTGTTAATGCTTTTCAAAACGATCCTGCACGTGCTGCAAGTAAAGCATCTACTGGTGGGTTACAAATAGTTTTATCTCGTCATCCACATGATATTGCAGGTGCATCTACTGATCGTGGTTGGAATTCATGCATGAGAATGCCAGAAGATGAAGACGATGAAGGTGGTATGTTTAATCATTATCTTCAACATGATGTTGAACAAGGTTCTGTAGCTGCATATCTTACCAAAGCAGGTGATCATGAAGCTAAACATCCGCTTTCTAGAATTATGTTGAAGCCTTGGGAAAATGTAGATGATACACAAATAAAAGGCGATAAAACTATTTTAAGACCTGAAGAAAAAGGATATGGTACTGCGGATAATTCATTTAGTCATACAGTAAGAAAATGGGCAGAGACTCATTATCCAGGTGGAAATGCAGCATATAGAAAAAATCCATATGTATACAATGATGCTCCTAAAGGCGCTCCTTCAGTAATATTCGGCGCTGATGCTAATCCCATAGATTATATTAATCATCCGAAACAAGCTGTAAGAGCAGCTGTTTCTCGTCATCCAAATCTTATACCAGAAGATATTAACGCACTCTTTAAAAATCTTGATAGTGAACATGTAAGAAAAGATTTAGTAAATCATCCAAATTTTTCGAGAGAAAATATTTCTACTGCATTAAGTGATCCTTCTTCTTTAGTAAGAGCAGAGGCGATGAAACATCCTGATATAACTCCTGCACACATTGAACAAGCAATGAAAGATCCTGATTCTAGAATGAGAGTAGCCGCCGCCCAACATCCAAAAGCAACACCAGAACAACTTGATAGAATGATGAATGACTCGTATCATTATGTTAGACACGTAGCATTAACAAATCCAAACATAAAAGATAGACATGTTATAGCTGGATTACATGATCCTTATCCTTATATCAAAGAAAATGCTCAAGCATTAGCAGCGGAACGAGGAATAAACTTGAAAAAAGTTATAAGACAAAATCAAAAAGGTAAAACTTTAGATCGATTTAAAGAAGATAAATTAAAAGAAACTAATGATAGAGATTTGGCATATGACAATATGGCAAATAAAAATTATGGCCGTTCTATAACTGATTAATAAAACTTGACTTTCAATATAATCTATAGTAATATAATGAATAGTGTCTGTGAAGCATTTTGCTCGGGACATATACAAGGAGTATTTGATGGCTTTTTATACAAACGTATTTCAACGTGGCAACAAGGTTTATGTTCGCGGATTCGATAAAGGTCTTAGAACAAAAGAGATAGTTAATTATTCTCCATATATGTTCGTTCCAAAAACAAATGGTAAGTTTCGAACGCTAGATGGTAAGCCTGTAGATAAAATTGATTTTGATAGTATTAGTGATGCAAGAGAGTTCATTGAACGGTACAGTGATGTATCTAATATGGATATCTATGGGCTTACTACTTTCCCTTATCTTTATATCTTTGATACATTTAAAGGCGACATCGATTACGATCCTCGTCTAGTAAACATCGGTACACTTGATATTGAGTGCGCAGCCGATGAAGGATTTCCTGACATCACCAAAGCTGATAAGCCTCTGACTGCGATTACTGTTCGTGTCAGGGCGAGAAACTATGTGTTCGGTTGTGGTGAGTTTAAGACAAATGACCTGAATACATTTTATGTTCAATGTCGCGATGAGCATCACCTCATTCAAGAGTTTCTAAAGACATGGGAGTTTCTTGATCTAGATATTGTCACTGGTTGGAATATTGAGTTTTTTGACATTCCATATTTGACCAATCGTATCAAGAACCTATTCAACGATAAAGAAACCAAGCGGCTGTCGCCATGGCATATTCTTGATACAAAAACAGTAGAGTTCCGAGGCAAAGAGAATCAAAGTTATTCTCCTGCAGGTATTTCTGTTTTGGATTACTATCAGCTATATCGTAAGTTTACGTTTGGTAATCAGGAAAGTTATAAGCTAGATTATATTTCTCAGGTCGAACTTGGTGAGAAGAAAATTGATTACTCAGAGTATGGTAATTTATTGGATCTATATAAAAATAATTATCAGAAGTTTATTGAGTATAACATTCATGACTGTGTGCTGGTTGACCGACTAGATGACAAGATGAAGTTCCTTGAGCAAGTCATGGCTCTGGCTTATGATGCCAAGGTAAACTATAATGATACAATGACTACCGTTCGTCCATGGGATATTATCATTCATAACTATCTGCTTGAGCAGGGTATTGTTATTCCTCAATTCAAAGAATCAAAAGAAGATTTTGAATTGGTCGGTGGTCACGTTAAAGAAGTTCAGGAAGGTCTTCATAATTGGATTGTATCTTTCGATTTGAATAGTCTTTATCCGCATTTGATCATGCAATATAATATCAGCCCTGAAACATTTGTTGAAAGAAAAAGTTTCCCTTCAATTGATTCTCTATTGGATGGTACTTGGGAATATCAAGATGGAATGGTAGCTTATGCTGCTAATGGTTGTACATACCGTAAAGACAAACAAGGTTTCCTACCTGCTCTTATGGAAAAGATGTATAACGAACGAGCAGAATATAAAAAGCTGATGATTGAAGCTAAGAAACGATATGAGGAAACTAAAAATCCAGAGGATTCTAAGTTAGTTTCTCGTTATCATAATATGCAATTGGCTCGTAAAATTCAGTTGAACTCAGCTTACGGCGCATTGGGTAATAAGTATTTCCGTTGGTTTAGTTTTAATAATGCCGAATCAATTACAACATCAGGTCAGCTTTCTATTCGTTGGATCGAAAAGAAAATGAACGAGTTCATGAACAAGGTGTGTAGAACTCAAGGAGTTGATTATGTTGTTGCTTCAGACACTGATTCCATTTATATTACTTTTTCTAATCTTATTCCTGATGGTTCGGATCAGCTTAAAGCTGTAAAGCTAATTGATGATTTCTGTGAAGGTAAAATCCAACCGTTTATGGATAAGTGTTATGAAGAACTAGCCGATATGATGAACGCATATCAGCAGAAGATGAAGATGAAACGCGAAACCATTGCCAATAAAGGTATTTGGAAAGCAAAGAAGATGTATATCCTCAACGCTTGGAACGTTGAAGGTGTGCAGTATGATAAGCCAAAGCTGAAGATTCAGGGCATCGAAGCTGTTCGTTCATCAACGCCTCATGCATGCCGCGAGAAGTTAAAGGCAGCTCTAAGTATTATTATGAATGGCGATGAAGAGGAACTGATCAAGTTCAATGAAGATTTTCGTAACGAGTTTATGGATCTTCCATTTGAAGATGTAGCATTTCCTCGAGGCGTTAAAGGTTTGAGTAAGTATCGCGATAAACATTCTATCTATGGTAAGGGAACACCAATTCAAGTCAAGGGTGTTCTGTTGTTTAATCATCTATTGAATAAACATAAAATAGATAGTATACCAATGATTCAGGATGGTGATAAGATTAAGTTTGTTTATCTTAAAACACCAAATCCTATCAATGATACTGTAATTGCAGCGATTGATTATTTACCAAAAGAATTTAATTTGGATTCATATATTGATCGTGATATGCAATTTAGTAAATCATATTTGGAGCCGCTAAAGTCCATTGCTAATGCTATTAATTGGAAAGTAGAACACATATCAACATTGGAAAGTTTTTTCGGGTGATAGAAAACGCTTGACTTTCGATTAAACTTATGGTATACTAAAAATAGATAATTTAGATTTAGGAGATATTAATGTCATTAAAAGAAAAACTAATCAAGAACAGTACGATTGATTTAACAGCGAGCCTTACAGATAGTAAAATCTTTATGAAGAAGGACATGATTCCTACTTCCGTGCCTATGATCAATGTCGCACTGTCGGGATCAGTTGATGGAGGTATTACTCCAGGACTAACCATGTTAGCTGGACCATCAAAGCACTTCAAGACTGGCTTTGCACTATTACTTGCTTCCTCATATCTAAAGAAGTACAAAGACGGTATCGTTCTTTTCTATGACTCTGAGTTTGGTACTCCTCAGTCTTATTTCAAGACATTCGGTATTGATTTTGACTCGGTTGTTCATACTCCAATTACTGATATTGAAGAACTCAAGTTCGATATTATGCAGCAGATGAAGAACATCGAACGTAACGATCATGTTATGATTATTATTGACTCGATTGGTAACTTGGCTTCCAAGAAGGAAGTTGATGATGCGCTTGATGGTAAGTCAGTTGCTGATATGTCTCGCGCAAAGCAGTTGAAGTCATTGTTCCGAATGATTACGCCGCATCTATCTCTCAAAGATATTCCTATGGTCGTAATCAATCACACCTATAAAGAAATTGGTCTGTATCCAAAGGATATTGTTGGTGGTGGTACTGGTTCTTACTATGGTTCGGACAATATCTGGATTCTTGGTCGTCAGCAGGATAAAGATGCCGATGGTATCAATGGATACCACTTTGTGATCAATGTAGAAAAGTCTCGTTATGTTAAAGAAAAATCTAAGATCCCTATCACTGTATCTTTTGATGGCGGTATTAATCGTTGGAGCGGATTGCTTGACGTTGCTCTTGATGGAGGCTTTATTATCAAGCCTAAAAATGGATGGTACGCTGTTGTGGATCGTGCAACTGGCGAGGTTAAGGCTCCAAATATGAGAGCAGGTGATATTGTTGACAATAAAGATTTCTGGATGAAGATTTTCAAAGAAACTGACTTCTCACAATATATTGAAAAGACATATCGGATGGCGACAGGCTCTATCATGGAGGAAGAAGATGGCGAATAGTATTTTAACCGAATACGCAAATAATGATAGATCGAGAGTAGCGATATTAAAAGTCAACAACGACACATTTAGTGTTGACTTTTATCAAAATGAAGAGTATTATCATACTACAGAATATGTAAGTAAGAGCATTCATTTCGTTCAGGATGTTGCTGAAAATTATGTTCTTGGCGTATTTGGTAATGTAAGAGATTTTGCAGTTGTTTAAATTTGAGATGATTGTGACTAAAGAACTATATTGTAAGAACGTGATGGAGAAAGACTGGAAATGGCGATTGAGAACACTATCTTTTCGAACCTTATATTTAATGAAGAATATGCTCGGAAAGTTATTCCATTCCTCAAAGGAGAGTATTTTTCTGATCCGAAAGATAGAGTTACATTCAACCTCATCGATGAATACGTCGCCAAGTACAATGCCCTTCCGTCAAAAGAAGCCATGGCGATTGATTTGTCGAATAAAACGGGGTTGAATGAACACACGTTCAAGAGCGTTGTAGAAACAATTGAAGGTCTAACAAAAGAAGATACTCAAACCGATTGGTTGGTCGATCAAACTGAAAAGTTCTGTCAGGAAAAGGCAGTATATAATGCTATCATGGAAAGTATTCAAATCCTTGATGACAAGACAGGAGTAAAATCGAAAGGATCTATTCCACAGGTTCTTTCCGATGCACTTGGTGTCAGCTTTGATACACATATTGGTCATGACTTTATTGAGAACGCCGAAGATCGGTTTGAGTTCTATCACAAGAAAGAAAATCGTCTACCATTCGACCTCGATTACTTTAACAAAATCACTAATGGTGGTTTACCAAACAAAACTCTTAATATCATCTTGGCAGGTACTGGTGTTGGTAAGTCATTGACCATGTGTCATATGGCGGCTGCTAATCTTTTGACAGGTAAAAATGTTCTGTACATTACTTTGGAAATGGCCGACAAGGAAATTGCCAAGCGTATTGATGCAAATCTTCTTGATATTCCTATTCAGGAACTCGAGATTATCCCAAAAGATTTGTATGATAAAAAGATGGCCAAGATCAAAGGTAAAACAACTGGTAAGCTTATCGTTAAAGAATACCCAACCGCCTGTGCTGGCTCGGCTAACTTCCGACATTTAATTAATGAATTGAAGTTGAAGAAGAAGTTTATGCCAGACGTTATCTATATTGATTATTTGAACATTTGCATGTCATCGAGGATAAAACATGGAGCCAACGTCAATTCTTATACCCTTGTCAAAGCGATCGCAGAAGAACTACGAGGGCTTGCAGTGGAGTTCGATGTACCTCTCATCTCTGCGACTCAAACAACTCGAAGCGGATATTGTTTAGCACTTGATACTCAGGTATTTGCAAATAATCAAAAGACAAATATCTCAGATGTTAAAGTCGGTGATAATATTGCCACCTTTGGTGGTCAGAATATTATCAAAAAGATTTTTCCTATTACTAAGAAAAAAGCATATAAGATTACTCTTGCGAATGGCAAAACTATCATTTGTAGTAAAGAACATTTGTTCCCAACTAAAGATGGGGAAAAAAGCCTTAAAAAAGGTCTTAAGATTGGAGAGTATCTACAAGTTAAACATCAATAGATCATAAATAGATGTATGAGTTAAAGATATGGAGAATCATATGTCTATTAAAATTTATCTGATAACTAACCACTTTACAAACCCTAAAATGTATTATGTTGGGAGAACTAAATTATCTTTGGATGAAAGGTTCTCCCAACATATAAAAATGGGATATAAAGAAAATAATCATTTATTACATGAAGCAATTTTAGAATATGGTAAAAGAAATTTTACAATAGAGTTGTTAGATGTGTGCGATGATCACAACGCCAATCAGATCGAAGATTTTTACATAAAAAAATATATGTCTCATCACAAAGATGGGAGAGGATATAATATGAGGTATGAAACTACTGATAATATTGATAAAAATTATCATGGTGTAGATTATCATATAATAAAAGAAAATATTGATAATGGTTTAGTCTGGAACAAAGGCATTAACTTTTCGGAAAAATCTAAAAAGAAAATAAGTGAAACTAAAAAACATAGATTTGAAAATGGATTATATACAAAATACGGACATTTTCACAGTGAAGAAACAAAAAAAAGACTTTCTGAAATAGCCAAAGCAAGACCAACTCCTTCTCAAGAAACAAGACAAAAATTATCTGAAAAATCTTCTAATCGTTTTTGTATCTATAGTATTGAAGAAAAACAAAGAAAGTTTATTAAAAAAGGATGCGAATTGCCAGATGGTTGGGTTATTGGAAAAGGTACTTGCTGGGTTAATAATGGTGAAAAATCGATTAGCATTGACATTTGGGAAGAAACAAAGTACAATAAACTTGGATATGTTAGAGGGAGGTTGGGCAATGTGGTCTGAAATTATTAATATTGAAGAAGTTGGTGAAATGGATATGATTGACATTGAGGTGTCAGGAAATCATTTATTTTATGCTAATGATATTTTAACACATAATTCGAACAGCGACTTGGGATTGGAAGATACATCAGAATCCTTTGGACTCCCAGCCACAGCTGATTTTATGTTTGGGATCTCAACGTCCGAAGAGTTGGAAGCACTCGGTCAAATTATGGTTAAACAGCTCAAGAATCGCTATAACGATGCAGGGAATCATCGTCGGTTCGTTGTTGGTATTGATCGTACAAAAATGCGACTTTACGACGTTGAACAATCTGCTCAAGATGATATTATAGATGATAAGCCTATTATGGATAAAACAAATTTTGGCGAACAAGATTATGAACGCAACAAGCCAAAATCAAAGTTCGATAAGAAAAAGTTTGCGGAGTTTAAATAATGGATGATGCTGAACAATATAGAAAAGATCTAGCAGCTGTTCTAGAACAGCTGAAGCTGGTGAAATACGGCGGAGTTAGCTTATCTGATTTATCTACACAACAGACTATGGAGATGTTTGGGTTGATGGGTAAAATCGAGGAAACTAATAAAAAACTGGAAGAAACCTATAGTGGGTTTCCAGGCAATGTTATAATGATGGATAAGAAATAATGTGGCCATTTAAGAAAAAGAAAAAACGCCCTACTTTTAAGATTGAAATATATACTGGTAATATCGTAACAACCAGAAAGTATATCCTGCGTAAGGCAGTGCCATATGATCGTTGGGATGATTATGAGATGTTAGGTCAGTATGAAACCTATGAGGAAGCAGTAGCTGCAATAGAGCACTACCTTGAGTTTCCTCAGTACTTTGATAAAAACGGTAAAAGGTTTGGCATTTCATGAATTACAAAATCATTGAAAAACACGGTAAATTCGAGGTTTTGACTCGCTCGGTGATCTAGTAAAACAGATCAAGAGAGAATGTAGAAAAGATCTTGAAGAAGCCCTTATAGCAAAATATAAAGAATATTGTGAAAAAGAATACTGGAATACTGTACTAGGGGATGATTGATGCACATCGATGACGTTGACTATGATACTAAGCTGGTAGTTACTGAGTGGGTAATGAAGCATATAGTAGAACATGCAATTGAAGGTGGTAGCTACCGATACCTGATCTATGCACGTTTAGGATTTGGACCTGATGCATATGTACCATTATGTAATCATGGTCTTACTATTAGTAATGAATTTAGTTTACAGGAAAAGAATGATGAATTACAAAATCATTGAAAAACACGGTAAATTCGAGGTTCATGAAGTACCAACCAACCAAACAATAGAGATTTTCAAGACCAGAGATGATGCGAAAACTATGCTGCGTCGCCTTAACTTTGGAGGCGCATTTGATGGTTGGACTCCAAAATTTATTTTAAAAAAAGTTGATTTATCTCAGTTTAAATCTCTATGAGATGACTAAATAATCTATCAAACGAAAATATGTATACGCTACAATGCGTAGAGGCACGAGTCGAGGAGACACGGAATAGTTGAGAGCAAATGGTGGGGTTCCACTCAACCGTATTTTCGTTAGTTAGGCGAGCTGAGAGGCTCGCCTTTTTTTCAACCTCATTTCTCATTTATATAAATATTAAAAATCTCTGTAGGAATAGTTATGAAAAAATTTAAACAATTTATTAACACTATCAAAAAACAACCGCCAATTATTCCAGCGGTTATTCACTTCAAACATGTTCAAGCTAAAGTTCCAAAGGCGCAAACACCTTTTCCAATACACTTTAGACATGTAAAAGAAGACACTCAGCTCGATAAGCCAATCGTTGGTCATATAGATGACTGGCATGCAATAAACGATAATGCACATTTATCTAATCAAAAACCTGATACAGATGCGCATAATGAAGAAATAGCTAATAAATTAATAAAAGATAAACCTTTATCTGATTTACCTGATGAAGATAGAGATTATATTAATCGTTATACTGCAGAATATAGCGATGGATTACCAAGTCATCTGAATAAGATGACTAGTCATCTGATAAATGGTAGAATACTTTCTAATGCCAAACTAACAAAACAACATCAGGATGCAATTAGCTCTTTAGATAATTCAATAAATAATAATAGAATTCAACGACCATTAAGTTTGTATTCAGGAGTCGGTTTTGACCCAGAAAAACATATTGATGAAAATGGTCAAATGTTTTCCCCAGCATTTATTTCAGCCACGCATTCTAAAAATACAGCTATAAATTTTTCATCGCGTTATGTAAGAGATGCTAAACCTATAGAAAATCCAGATAATTACAGTATTGATCATATTATTCACTTTCATTTAAATCCAAATGACGCTGCAATGCATGTATCACATCTTTCAGATGTACCAGAAGAATATGAAACAATTATTGGTAGAGGTCAAACTTTACAGCATCATGGTACTAGTAGTTATGAAGATCCTTTGTATAAAAAGATATATAGAATACACCATATGAGCATCGTGCCACCTCAAGGAAAATAAGATGATACCTTTTAAAGAATACATTATTGAAAAAATGGACCCTGAATCAGATACATTACATGCATTTGATATGGATGAAACTTTATTTGCTCATGACCATCATAAGCTACGTGTACACGTTAAAGATCCAAATGGTCAAAGAGTTCGTACTTTAACAAATCAAGAATTTAATACACATCAACTTCCTCCAGGTCATTCATATGATTTCGGCGAGTTTAAGTCCTCTGATGTATTTGCGCAGTCAGCAAAACCTATTCGTAAAATGATTGCTAAGATGAAAGCAATTCACAAAAATAATAAGAATGTAGAGATTCTTACAGCCCGTTCTGATTTAGACGATAAAAATAAGTTTGCTCATCACATGGGTAAATATGGTATAGATACTAAACAAATTCATGTTCGTAGAGCAGGTAATTTGCAAGGTATGAGACCGCCACAGGCGAAAGCTGCAGTTGTAAGCGATCTTATTAATCAAAATGGATACAAGAGAGTTCATCTTTATGATGACTCGCATGATAATTTAGATCATTTTCTTAAACTTAAAAAACAACATCCCGATGTAGAATTCCATGCGCACCATGTTCAGCATGATCCAGAAACAGGTGATGTTAATATTACTACAAGGAAAGCATGATGTTAAACTTTGCTGCATTTTTAATAGAAGAAAAAGCCAAGAAAGAAGATTTTGGTGATCTTGATAGTGATTCAAAAGGTAAACTACATGAGCTTCTAGTTGGGTATCACCTAAGAGGTGGCCACCACATGGAAATGTACAAAGATGAATACAAGAAAACACCTAAAGAAGTTCATGATGAACTAGCAGAAAAACTTGGTGGCATAAATTCCCCTCAATATAGAAATTTCAGTGAAAGAGCTAGAAAAGCTGCTGAACATATTAAAAAGAATTTAAAGCTTACTCATAAAGATATTAAACATGTTAGATGGACATCTAAAAGCGGCGATTTAGAAAGAGCAACTGGTATTCCAGCAACACAGCAACAAGATGATTCTGATATTGTTATTACTGATCATAGAGGTAGACACCATGGTGTGAGCTTAAAAGTTTCGGATGATAATAAACCTATTACTCTTGCTAATGCTGGCGCTGAAGCCACATATGGTGGTGGTGATATACATGAGAAAAATAGATCAGCGATTAAAGAAAGTTACCCTGAACTAAAGGGTATGTCTAATCCAAGAAATAGAAAAGATTGGCTTAAATCTAATCCAGCAATTAAACAAGATATTAGCAGAAGAAATTTGGCAACATTGACTGATGTTGCTAGAAATATGCATCAGCGTATTAGTGCATTGACTCCAGAACAAAGAGCTGCTCATATTAGACATTTAGTATTACATGCATATTCCACACCAATGGAAGCCCATGGCCATACTCATATGAGACATTTTACTGGCGGTGGGCATGATCCGCATTTAGAAACAGCTAATCCTGGATTAGATCATGAACATATTTTAAACGATCCAGAAAATATATCAGTTAGACATGCAGGTACTTCTATTTACTATGAACACAAAGGTGTACCCTTTGCTATGCAAACTGCAAAGATGAGTAGTCAGTCTGATCCTTTATCTTCTTTAGTTGTTACAGGTAAAGAAGTAAAAAGAAAGAAAGATAAACCAGCGGTTGCTGCTCCTGTTGCGCCATCTAGAGAAGTTACATCTAGAGATATTGAAGCTGCTGTACCAAAAGTAAGAAGTAAAAAAGTAGTTGCAATGCCAGCCGCCAAAGCTCCAAGAGCTAAAGCAGCACCTGTATCTACTTGGAAACCACCAAAACCAACAAAACATAAAAAAATAGCAAAAACTGTCGAACAGCCTATACAAGTTCATCCTGATGAAGAAAGAGCTGCAAGCGAAGGTATGGGTGGTGCTATTTCTAGAACACCACAACGTAAAGCACCACAACCTAGAAAACCTAGACCTAATATACCAATTGGTAATGATGGCACACATGGCGGAGTAGTATTTTAATGCTTAATTTTAGAGAATATTTAATAGAAGCTGCAGAAAAAGATGCAGCTGGTAAGCCGCTGAAACATCTTAGACATGTTGAAGACAATGTAATCTATGATGGCGATGAAGGTGTTGCTAGAGCAGATAGACATCTAAATGCAGTTCATAATATGTTACTTGGTAGACATGCAGGTGTTCATGTTTCTACTAAATGGGATGGTGCACCATCGCTTGTATTTGGTAAAGACCCTGCAAGTGGTAGATTTTTCGTAGCTACTAAATCAGCTTTCAATGCAAATCCAAAACTTAATTTTACAGATGAAGACATTGAACGTAATCATGGCCATGCTCCAGGTCTTGTAGAAAAACTTAAAGCATCTTTACGACACCTACCATCGATTATGCCACGTGAAGGTGGTGTGTTCCAAGGTGATCTTATCCATACAACAGGCGATGCTAAAACAGAAAATGGTATGACAAGTGTTACTCCAAATACACTTACTATGTCAGCTCCTGCAGATTCGCCTGAAGGTCAAAATATGCAGAAGCCACTTGGTATAGTAATTCATACCAAGTATAAAGGTCGTGGTGGTCTTGGTAATATGTCGGCTGGACCGCTTGATGATAAAACTAGAGGTAAATTTGCAGAAGATCCAAATGTTAACAATATTGATCCATCAATGCATGTTAACCCTGCAAACTATACTCCTGCAGAACAGCAGCAATACCTAGCTCATATGGAAGCTGCAAGAAAAACATATGCTAAAATGGCTCCTGAAGCTATGGAAGCTCTTCAAGGTCATGGCCAATTATTAGAAGGTCATGTCAATGATCAAATTAGAAAAGGTGGTGCACCATCTGTTCAGGGATATATGGATTATCTAAATGCTAAACATGAAAAAGATGTTGGTAAATTAAAGTCACAGCCAACTATTGATAGAAGAAATCAGGCGCATGCTGATATGATGCAGCATATTACTGAAAATCAAGATCATTTTCAAAAGGCTCTTGAACTACACAATCATATGCAAAATGCAAAGAATGTACTTGTTAGTGTAATGGAAAAAAATAATCCATATGCGCATAGTGTTGGTGGTGTTCCAACTGGTCCAGAAGGTGCAGTTGTCGCAGATAACAATGGTGATATGAGCAAAATGAATAATCGTCAAGAGTTTAATAGATTAAACTTCTTGAAGGGAGCTTTTCAAAAGAACGCAGCACAAGCAGCAGAGAATCCAGAATGATTAGATTTAAATACTTTGTATTAAAAGAAGAACCGCAAGATATTCAATCATCTCATGATTTTACTATCATGCGTGCTAATCCATTCACTGCAGCGCATCAAGGTTTAGTTGGTCATGTTGCTAGTTCTGCTGCAGATCGTGGCGGTTCTCATTCTGTTCTACTTACAAGAACTCAAGATAAGAAAAAAAATCCACTAACTCCTGAACAGAAATTATATTGGGCAAAGAAATCATTTCCTGATGCTAATATTCAATTAATGACTCCTGAAGAACCAACTTTACTTCATTATCTATCAAGACTACATAGAGAAGGTGTTACTGATCCTCATTTACACGTTGGTTCAGATAGAGCTGGTGAATTTGAAAAGTTAGTTAATACTTACAATGGTGTTGCTGGTAGACATGGTTTTTATAACTTCCCTAATATTACAGTACATCCATATGGCGATACAAGAGATGACGAAGATACAGGTATGGCGGGTATTTCTGCAAGCGCAATGAGAAACGCAGCTATGAATGCAGATAGAGATTCTTATCATGCTATGTCGCCTTCGACTTTATCTCCTGAAGACAAAGATGAACAAATGAGACAGGTTTATAACGGTATGAATCCTCCACCACCTGAGCCAAAAGTGAAAGCTAAAAAGAAAGTTTAATCATGGATGAGAAAATATTACTCGAAAAAATGGCAAGAGCTTTGGGTGTTGAAAATGTGCTCGAAGATATAGAGAATAAAAAAGAGAAAGAAAAAAGAATTCTTGCTAGCATGAACCGTAAGCTTGATGAAATTACAAATACAGATTATACAAAACCTAAATTAAAAAAAGATATTAAATTTGTTGAAGAAGAAATAATAATACAACAACCTGAAATAATAGTTGAAATTGCTCGTCAGCCTGAACCTGAATTACCAAAAGAAAATATAGTAAATAAATATGTCAAGGCTCTTTCTAAAGCCACTGATCAAAATGGCGATGCTGATAAAATCGCAAATCAAATACCTGATGTTTATCGTAAAGAATTAGATATAGTAAAAAAATCTGTTGCTGATTTTCATAGATTTGCTCAAAGACATTCGCAACTTGGTGGAGGTGGTGCAGGAAGTGTCGATGAATTAACATTTCACACAGTTCAGGTAACTCAGCCAACATATAATGCAACAAGAAAAGATTATTTTATTGGAGTGAATTATCCAGGTCTAGTGACAATCAATCTTCCCTTTCAGAATCTAAAACCAGGAAGACAAATATTAATTAAAGATCAATCTGGTTTTGCAGCTTCAAACTTTATTACAATAGCAACACTTGATGGTTCAACTATTGACGGAATTAGCACATTCCAGATTGTTAATAGTTACGAATCCATTTCGTTATTATATGCAAACGGAGGATGGAACATAGTATGAGTTATAATCCTAATGCATTCTCCAATACTTTTGTTAATTGGCTTCAAGTTCCTTCTGATGTTATACCAAACCTAAATCAAACTTATTCTCTTGGTAACACTTCCAATAGATGGCAAAAATTATGGGTTAGTTCTAACTCTGTTATTTTTGCAGATAGTAATCCATCATACCCAGATCAAATTCTTACAGTATCCAATGGTATTTTTAAATTTGAACTTGCAAATGGAAATTTTCAAGCCAATTCTGGTCTTACAGTTGGTTCCTTTACATTCGTAGGTCCTACTCTTACTGTTGCCAATAGCCAACAAAGTCTATCTATAGGTGTACCTACTGATACTGGTTCAGTTGCTTTTTATAGACCACTTTCTGTATACTCACAAGGAACAAATACCTACCCAACTTTTATCGTTCAAAGAAATGGGCAAGTACTTATCAACACTCCAAATACAATCTTAACAAATTCTGCAGCTTTCGAAATTGTTGGAAGTAATAGTGGAGTTTCACAGCCAAGAAACTTTACTGGAACATTGATTCAAGGAACGGCGCAAGATGGTCAGCCAGCTCGTATTGGTTTTGATGCTTTTGGTGCTAATACTTACGTAGCGATTGCTGGTCGTGGAGCTAGAGGAACTGTTTTATCTCCATCGGGCACTCAAGCTAATGATACGATTATGCGTTTTTCCATACAGGGATGGACTGCCGATAGTAACACATATGCTTCATCGATCGGTCGTATTGATATGCAGGCAGCAGAAAACTTTTACGCTGCTAACACTGGAACTAAAATTACTTTTCAATTAACACCAGCTGGTTCAAATACTATTCAGTCTGAATCGGTCGCGTTTTATTCAAATGGTATGAGTTTGGCCAACAATCCAAATTCTTCAATTACATTTAGTGACAATACAGTACAAAATACCGCTTATAAAGTTCCTAACGTAAGAATAGCAAACGTAATCTCGAACAGCGTTTTGATTGACTTTTCAACTGACAACTTTGTTCATATACACACAAATTCTGGAACTGTTACTGCTAACTTACAGAATCTTACTGCTGGTAAGGTGGTTGAACTGTTTATTTTCAACAATGTCGGTGGTACACAGCAGTTCAACCATGGCGTTTCCTCAACACAAGCTACAGGCGGTTCATCTTTTTATCTAAGCTCTCACAATACGATGTATGTCAAGTATTTCTGTTTAGATGGAACTGCA